AACAATTATTTATAATGTCCAATCATAAGGAGCTTCGATGGCTAAAAAGAAATCTTCCATTAACGAGCAGAAGTTAACCAACTCAATGTCTCAGCTGGTTGCTGGCGTCATTCCTGGTTCACAAAAGGACAAGGGTGCCAAATCACCAAATGCCATTAACGCCATAAACTCACTTCAGTTACAGGTGCGTGGCGATTGGATAACGATGAACTATATGTTGTTATCGTTCTTGTATCAGCAATTTGGTTTGATTCAGGGCTTTATTGAAATACCTGTATTAGACGCGTTTAGAGGCGGCATAAAGTTTACTGGCTATGAAAAGAAGGTTATTACGCCTGAAAAGAAACACCGCACACGTTTTAGATTCTGGAATGCTGAAGACGGCAAACCGTCCGCTCAAGCAGATAAAGATTTTATGATTGAACAGATGAAGAGACGTGAAGACTGGGAAAGGGAACAGGTCTCTAAAGATGAAGCTGCTAAGAAATCAGAAGACGCGTATTTCCGTGATGAAATAGACCGTGAAGATATTAGACGTATGGAAATCTATTTGAGACGCGACCAGACTTGGAAGAAACTCCAACAGGCTATCTTCTGGCAAAGATTATATGGCGGTGGTTGTATTATTATATTAGATGGAAGAGACCCGTCTACGAAATTAGATTTGGAAAAGATTGACCAATCAACAGACTTGGAGTTCTATGTAACAGATTGTTGGGAAGCTTCTGGTGTAACAAACCCAGAAGACATCAACGCACAAGACGTAAATATGATTAACTGGATGAGCGACACACCTTTCACATTGAGAGGTCACGCTGTTCACAAATCACGCGTTATTGCTTTGAAGGGCAAAGACTTCCCGCCTTTGTATCGTTCTGTTGGTAGAGGCTGGGGTATGTCAGCTCTTGAACCATTGGTCAGAACTTTGAACAAAGGTATTAAGAATGAAAACGTTATCTTTGAATTATTAGATGAAGCAAAGATTGACGTATTTAAGTTTTATGGCTTGAATGATGCTTTACAAGACGAAGACGCTACCACAGCAATTACAAAGCGTGTAGGCTATGCTTCTATGGTAAAGAACTATATGAAAGCCCTTCTGTTAGACTCTGAAGACGATTACGCACAGAAACAGATACACTTCTCTGGCTTGTCTGATTTGAAGACAGAATCACGTGCAGATATGGCTGCTGACGCGCGTATCACAATGAATAAGTTATACGGTATGTCACCAGCTGGCTTTAACTCTGGTGAATCCGATAGAGAAACCTACGCTGATACTGTTGAAGCAGAAATCCGTATGCCAGCAGAACACGCAGTTGTAAAGATACTTGAAGTTGTTGGGCGTAAGGTTCTTGGCAGAACATTAGACTTTGACTTTGAATGGGCACCGTTAATCAGAGTTTCTGAATATGAACGTGAAAAAACCAAAACATTGAAGCTTGCTAACTTGAATGAAGCCAATATGTTTGGGCGTATTACGAACAAAGAATGGCAAGAAGCGGTCAACAGAGAAAATCTGCTTGGCATTGAAGTCTCTTACAAAGATAAGTTTGTTGCTGACCCAATGGCAAAACAAGTGTTCAAACCTGGCTTTGGAGGTAAATAATGTCTAAACAGTGGCAAATCAGGAGAGGAACTACCGCAGAGAACGATATATTCACTGGGGCTCAAGGTGAAGTCACAATGGACACAGATAAGAAACAGTTGCGCGTTCACGATGGGCAAACACAAGGCGGCGCTGGGACTATTGACCCAGTTGTTGCGTTTCAGGTGCCATCATCCGAAAACGGTTACAAGTGGTACCGCAAATATGCTTCTGGCTGGATTGAACAGGGCGGCAAAGACTGGTTAGAAAGCAACACAATAACTTTTCCTGTAACTATGGCTGACACTAATTATTATGTAAGCTGTGGAGGTTTTGTTATAGCTAATACTGGAAGACAGCTAGTAACAAAATACGTTGATAGAATAAGCGCAGCTTCAGACGGACAAGTGTGTGGCGCGAGCGGTTGGTTAGTTATGGGTATGGCAGCTTAAGGAGAACTAAATGGCTACACAATTACAATTAAGAAAAGGCACAAAGATTCAGAATGACACGTTTACTGGCGCAGAAGGTGAATTAACCCTTGTCAGTGACACTAAGGGTCTGCGTCTTCACGACGGCCACACAACTGGCGGTTTTGAAGTGCCCGTGCTTGTAGAGGTTCAAAGGGCAACTGCCGAAAACAATTACACCTGGTTCCGCAAGTGGTCTGATGGCTGGGTAGAAATGGGCGGCCAAAGCGTAACAAACAGCGGAAACCCGACAGCGGTTAATTTGCCAGTCACTTTGACATCAACTCTTTATTTTGTTTTTATTCAGGGTGAAACTGGTACAGACGGCTACAGCAACGCACAGTGGCAGGTTATGCCGATAGCCACAACAACGTCGCCTAAAAGTACATCCAAGTTTTACGCCCAAGGCTCCATAAGTGGCTACAACCTGAAGTTTTATTGGAGAGTAGAGGGCAGATGGGCCTAAAGGAGAAATAAATGGCAAAAGAATTTGAAAAGATAAATATGGTTGCACCAAGGTTTCAAGAACCGGACATTCCAAAAGGAACTGTTTACCGTGCTATGTTTATAACACCAGGCGCTGTTGGTTATAAGGAAGGCGCATATCTGGTCACACCAACTGCATTAGATTCATTCGCTTGGTCTTTGAAAGGCTGTCCTGTTGTTATAGGCCACCAAGACATTGAAGACGAAGCCGACATGAAAGAAAAGGCTGTTGGTTATGTGTCTCAGTGTGATAGAGACGAAATGGGCAACTGGTATGCAGATTTTGTCGTTTTCTGTGATAAAGCTAACGGCAAGATAGCGAATGGCGATGTACCTTATGTGAGTTGTGCCTACCGTGCAGACTTATCAGAAGGCGAAGTCACTGTGAACAATGTTACATATAAACGTGAAATTTTAGGCGGCGAAATGCTACATCTTGCGCTTGTCAAAAATCCACGTTATAATGGAACCGAGATATGGAAGAACAGCGCAGATGACTGTATAGTTGCCGAAGGTGTTCTTTACAATCAAAAGGATGACATAATGTTTGGATTCAAGAAATCAAAGGTTGAACTGGACAAAGAAGTGTTAATCAACACAAAATCTGGTGAAAAGACCTTAGAAGAATTGGTCAACGCTTTGGAAGCTGCCGAAGAAAAGATTGCAGAACAAGGCGAAACCATAAGCAAGTTGGAAACCGAAAAAGCTGAATTGGAAGCAAAGATTGCTGAAAAGGAAGCCGCAGAAACTAACCCTGCGTCTGAAACGGCACCAGCTGAAGAAACTAAACCAGAAGAAGCACCTGCTGTTGAAGAAGGTTCTGATGAAGGTTTGAAAGCTGACCTGAACAATGCTTTGACTGAAGAAGTTAAGAAGGTTGTTGTTCGTGTGCCAGACGTTAAAATTTAACAAGGAGAATGCAAATGGCAATAGTAAAAGCAAACTTCTACAAACACGAATTAAACCAATTCTTGCCTAACCGCGTTCGTGGTGAATACTTGGATTGGGGCTTAAATGCGATGGTTATGGAAGTCCAAATCGATGTTACAGAAACTGGTACATTATATGCTGGTGACCCTGTAAAAATCGTATCTACATCTAAAGGTAAATTGAAAGTTGTTGCTGCTGGCGCAGATGCGGCTTTTGGTTATATCTTGTTCAACCCAAAACATGAAACAGCAAAAGCGGGCGATATCGTATCCGTATTGTGCAAAGACGGTGTTATCAGCGAAGTTACTGAAGAAGCTATTTCTGCTGGCGCATCTGTTTATTATGTTGCTGCTGACGGTTCTGTATCTGCTACAGGCACACAAGGTCAGGAACCAATGGGTATTGCATTGGAAGCAACTTCTGCAACTACAGGCGGCGCATTAGTAGCTGTTTTGGTGAAATAAGGAGTAGACAATGGCAGAAAAAAAATACTTAGTTAATGGCGTTGAAAAAAGCCGTGAAGAACTGTTCAACGAACAAGAATTGGCTATTATCGACAATAACCAAAAATTGTTGAACGATATGGGTTACGGTGACATCGACGTTACATTATTGACTCAAATCGAACGTGAAGTTTCTCAACAGAAATTTTACACAGTTAACCCTGAAGACTTTGTTCCATTTGATAACACACAAGGTGGATGGGCAGATTATATCACAGTATTGCGTTCTTACAGCAATATCGACGGTTCTCTGGATACTTGGGAACGTGGCGTAGATGCAGACAATGCGCGCCGTGCACAAGTTGGTGCTTCTTTGGATTCTGTATCTTTGAAGATTCACAACTTGGCGAAAATGATTTCTTACTCTTTGTTTGAAATCCGTCAATCTCAAGAAACTGGCCGTTGGAACATCATCACAGAAAAAGAACGTGCACGTAAACGCGACTACGATTTGTCGATACAGCGTGGCGTGTTGTTGGGTGACGCAGACCACAAAGGTTTGTTGAACCAAGCTGATGTTGCTACAGACGCTCAAGTTTTGACAAAGAAAATCTCGACAATGACCTCGGTTGAATTCCGTGCGTTCTTAGGCTCTATCTTTGCAAACTTCTATACACAAACCGGTATGACTGCTTTGCCAGATACATTGGCTATTGCACCATCTGACTTCTTAGGCTTGGGTGTTGCGGTTGACGAACAATATCCATTGGTTCAATCTATGTTGAAACGTATGGAAGACGTCTTCAAAGAAGTTACAGGCAACAGCAATGCTAAAATCATCCCATTAGCATACTGCGAACCAAACTTCCACAACGGTGCATACAAATATGTCTTGTATCGCCGCGACTTTGACACATTGCGTGTCTACCGCCCATTTGACTACAACGTAGTTCAAGGTGCGAGCATCGATGGTATGAACTATCAAAATACTGCTTATGCACGTATTTCTGACGTGTTCGTTAACCGTCCAAAAGAAATGTTGTATATGACATTTAATGCTCAATAAGCATAGGTTTGGTTAAACCACTCACCTGGGGCGGGCGCGAGCCTGCCCCTTGGTCTTTAAGGAGAATAAAAATGAAAGTTATAAATTCAGGTTCCTCGGAAATCAAATTAGCATCAAAAGGAAAATTCACCGCATTAAAAGCGAACGAAGTAATGGAAATGGACGAACGTACATTTATTGCCCTTAAAAAGATATTTCCTGCTTTGGAAGCTCAAAAAGAAGAAGTGATTGTTGAAGCGGAAGCACAGCCTATTGAAACGAAGAAAAAAGGAACAAAAAATGGCAATCGTAAGAAATCTAAGTAATGGCGTTATCACAACAATAACCGCTGGCAATATAATACCGAATGGCGAAAAGAAAGTTGCGGATTGGGAAGTTTCTATTCTTGAAAACTTCCACGGTAATAAAATAATGGTTATACCAGAAGCAAAAAAGAAAGGTAAAAAATAATGGAAAAGAATGAGTATCCTGTATCTTTAGAAGAATTCAAATTATACTTCTTGAGGGAAGCTGGTCTGGAATATCAGCCATACCCAACGTTTGAAAAGACTACGTATGACACCGGCGCAAAGGTTACTCATAACGGTTCTTCTTGGGTATCTAATGCTGCTGATAATTACACAGAACCTGGCGGACCAGAAGACCTTTGGGGACAGATAGAAGACCCTGCAGAACCATACCCTGATTGGGCAGCTCCTAAGGCGTACCAAACGAACGAAAAGACCGTAGCAATCGTTAATTACGAACCCAGTGTTTGGGTGTCTTTGATTGGCAACAACTACACAACACCAGGCTCAAACGATGAAGCTTGGGAATTAGAAGAGGACGAAACCGCAAACCTTGACGACTGCATATTAGATGTTGATATCTTGAGAGCGATGGGCGAAGCGGTATTTAAGTTCAATAAAACACTGTTTAGCAAAGAAAAAGGCAGAATCATATTCTTGTACCTTACAATGTTCTTCTTGGTTTATGATAGACAGATGGCTGCTGCTGGTATGAATGGTAACAGTGCTTCTGGACCAGTTATTCACAGAACTGTTGGCAAGATGTCTGTAACATATATGGAATCTAAGTTATTTGCTAAATACCCATCTTATGAATTCTTAGCAACAAATGATTATGGCAGAAAAGCGTTTAACCTGATGGCGCCATATTTGCGTGGCGGTCTTCAGATATTACGCGGAGGCTCTACAGGAGAATAATGGTACGCGTTAATTCTTCTTTTAAGACAAAGTTTGAGGTGGCCTTGGACTCCAGAATGGGCAAGGCTCTCGCTCAAATGGAAGGCATGTGCGCGTGTGCTGGCATAAGAGACGATGAGATAAACGCATTTAAGGCCAGAATAAACCATTATGGTGGCACTTGGACAACCAGAGACACTCACTTAGAGAAAGTTGGCACCACACGTTATGGGCGCCCACATTTGAAGTCTGTGAAGCAAGATACCGTCATCAGAATACCAGAACGTCACTTCATAGACGTCCCGTTAGAAAAAGACCGCTGGATATTCAGATGGTTTGAAGAAAGAGTTGCTGAAGTCTTAAGCGGCGGCAGAATACGTCATATTGCTGCAGAAAGCACGTCTATAGGGCAGAAAGGCGGTGTTAAGCGTGACTTAGCCGAGATTGGTAAAAAGCTTGCTGAGGCTCAAGTAGAAGCGCTTACAGAAGCACAACCAGACAACGCAGAATCTACTATTAAAAGAAAAGGGTTCAATGCCCCGTTAATTGAAACATATGCTTTGATGAACAGTATTAAGGGGTGGCACGAATGAAGAAATTCAATGTCAATGTTAAAGTGCCTGTTCAAGTTACGTGGACCCCTGAGCTTGTTGAGGACAAAGAAAACTTTTATTTGAGGCTATGGCCGCATATTAACACATCTGGTGTTAAAGGTGCCCCAAGATTACAGAGAGTTACTGATGGCAATGTGACGCGCATAATGATGGTAAAGCACGTCAATTACAACGAGAAGGCTTTGTATGAGGCTTTAGAGAAGGCAAAAAAGGTTGCAAAAGAAGACCCTGAACTGAAGAAAGCTATTATTGCTGGTGCACAAGGCAAGAACGTATCGCCAAAGCCAGCACCGCAATTAAGCCGTCTAAGCAGCATACACGTGTCTGAAGAAGATAAAGCCTTGGGTATGGGTGTTGGGCGTGAAGATTATGGCCAAGATATGCGTTCTACAGGCTGGTCTAAAAAACAGTTAGAAGAAATAACAAAAGAGGAATAAGATGTCGTTTTTTACTGATGCTTTAGGTGACACAATGATTTCTGGTGGTGTAGTTACGGCTACAGCACGTGTTGTGTTTTATAACTCAGGTTTTTCTGAAATTGTTAAAAAGCCTTGGAAGTTCAAGGCTAAAAAGAGTGTGCAGCCTTTAAGCCCAGACGAGGCACAATTACAAGGCTACCCTGATTATGCCACCAATCAGTTCATAACAATATATTCTCTTAAGAAGATTCCTATGCCTTCAAAGAAAGGTGAAGAAGTTATAGTTCACTTCAACAATAAAGACTGGAAAGTAAGAAAGGTTTATCCGTGGGTTTGGGATGAAGGGACACCAATGGAACTTGGTTATTATGAGGTGACCCTTAGCAGATTTGAACCAGATACTATAAACCCAGACTAAGGAGCGTGAGATGGTTAGATACAAAGACTTAGAGAAATACTTAACAGACATGATTACGTTCTTGCTCGGCAATCAGGCAACGTCTTTTAACTTCTCTGAAAACTCAACAGAGCGGGTTATTGTTGAAAGACAGAACGTTTACCCGATGCCTGATGTTAGGACAATAGCAACGTTACGTGTTGACAGATATGACGCGTGGCGTTCTTTGCGTTACGGGCATTCTACGGTCTATTATGACAAGCACGGGGCAGAACACATATCAGAACTTAGAACCTGCCGTGTATACTTGAACGTGCTGAGTAAAGAGCTTGGAGACGCGTTTGACGCGACCAGGTTCATAATTGCGAATCTGCAAAATAATCGTTATAATGAGTTCGTAAGACAAAAAGGACGGTTATTGGGCATAGAAAACATATCGTCTATGAAGAATCTTTCTGACCTGGAAAACGGTTCTTGGACAGAAAGAATTCACGTCGAATTTGACGTGAACTTCAAGGACGACATGGTGATAAACGAACCGGTTGTTTTTGTCAAGACACCGGAAACAATTAGTGATGTGTCAGATAGCGTTGACATAACCACTGAAATGAAAAAATAACAAGGAGTAAAAAATGACCAACGTTATTAACATTCGCGAATTCGTTGACGTTTCAACTTCTGTTGCGAGCACACCTTTATTGGTTGCACGTGATTGGGGCGCAATGTTGTTTGTTGAAAAAGGTACAGACGACCAAGCGACCACATTGGTTGAATACGAATCGTTGGCGGACATAAACGAAAGAGCTTCTAATACAGAAGGAGCAACAGTTGCTGCGGTCTTCTATGGCACATCATACCGTGGAATAACCCCAACATCTAAATTCTATGTTGCTACAATCGGTGCTAAAGACGATGAACAATTCATTGAAAACTTTACTGCATTGTTGGGCAACGAAGCATATTATTTGATTGTCTTGGATAAAGCGTTCACAGCAGCACAAAACAAAGCGGCTGCAAGCGTTATGGCTGGCACAAATAACGATGCTGCACACAAATTATTCTTGGATGACCACAGTGTAGAAGCTGCGTCATTACCATTGGTTGCGTTAAATCCTGGCGACCCTGTTGATGATAGTTCTATTGCTGCTTACTGCTTCAACAACAAATTACAACACGTAATGGTTTGTTGGTCAGACCCAGAAAACACAAACAAATATTACTCTGCGGCTGCAGCGTCATATTTCTCAACACGTCAATTTAACTCAAGCTCACGCCGTATGGCAACATTGGCACACAAAGTTGCTTCTGGTATTGCACCAATTAACATTGGTACAAGCTCGATATCTTCTACGATATCTGCGACGAAACGTTTCCAAATCTTGGATTCTAAGAATGCGAACGTTTATGCGAACATTAAAGTTGTTGGTTTGTCTGCTTGGGAACGTGGTAACACACCGTCTGGTGACGATATGGTTGACTTTGTATCTGCTGACTACTTGAACTATCGTTTGAGTGTTGCTGTCTTCCAGTTGTTACAATCTGTACCTGCTTTGGCGATGAACCAAGATGGCGCGGTGATGTTAGCGAACGTTATAACAAACGTCTTTGAAGAACTGGCTTCGGCTGGCATTATCTCTGGTGGTGTTGCATTAGATGGTGATGTTATACCGGCCCCTGGTTATAAATACTCGATTCCAATTCCAACTGGCGTAGCAAAGGCTAATGGTTTGTGGGAAGGTATTTACTGCGTGGCATTGTTGACAGGCTCTGCAAAGAAAGTCGTAATTGGTAACGAATTGAAGAAATAAGGAGTGCTAATATGTCACAATTTGAAGGTGCTTTTAATGATATTGGTTTGGTTGATTTGACCATCCAAACACCATTAGGCGATTTGACTGCTAAAAACTTAGGCCCAAATGATGTTGCTATTCTTGCCACGCCTGGTAACGATGGTAATGTTATGAACATCTTTGAAGGCTCTACAGGTCAACTGTTGGCCAACAAATCGTACAAGGTTAAGAACTGGACAATCACAGTACGTTTCTTGCGTCATTCTTTGGATTACTGCAAAGGAACATACTTGATTCAAGAAATCTTGAACGGTAATGTTACAACAGTCGGTATTAAATTTGTTAACCGTAACTTTGGTAACGGGGCTGTGGACACAACCAAAAATGAAATGCTGATTGCGCCACAGGCTTTCTTGGTTAACTTTGCAGGTTTGGAAGCTGGTGCTGGTGCAAGCGGTGACTTTGAAATGACATTCAAATGTTCTAACGCTGAATTCACATCAGGTACTTATTCTGCTTGGGGTTCAAGATATGCTACAAACCCATTCCCAGACGATAAAGAATCGGTTGTTAACAATGGTACGACTGATGAATACGATGGGGCAACATACGCAGACTAAGGAGTAAAAAATGAGCGACAACAAAACACAAGAACAATACATAAAGATTATAGAAAAGAGCGTAAAAGCAGCACAAGAATCTGGTGACATCCCTGAACTGTTCACATATGTACACAGGGACAAGAAATGGGTTTTGACATTGCCACATTCTGTTATGGCACAGAAACACATGATACATGCCAGAAACAAATATTGGGCTGATGGTTCTTTTGAATCTGAAAAAGAACTGATTAACTTGATAGCTGCTAACGCACAGGTTGATGGCCGTCCTGTAAACATTGACGATTTGTCTTTGGGCGAAATTGAAGTGTTGAAACAGGCATACCTTGATGGGCTATTACTCCCTTTATCCATCGGGGGAGACCACGACCTGATGACCTATATGGGCGGAATGGTGGCACACGCAAGCAAATAGTGGAATCCCCTGAAGGCCTAGATTGGTTCTTTCTAAACCCTGTCGCGGCAGGTTTAATAAGTTATGCAGACTTAAAGAATGGCGCTGTGAACTTATATGACCTGTACATAATGAACGAGATGTTGAATTATAAAGAGAAAGTCGAAGATGAAGCAGCCCGCAAGATAAGACGCGAGAGGGCAATTAAAAGGAAAGTGTGATGGCAGAAACAGATTTTTTACTTACCGCTGGTGTTTCGCCAGACATAGAAAGTGCTAAGAAAGCTGGTGCGGCTTTAAGGGCAGAGATAGAAAAAGCGTTGGCTGTCTTGCCTGGGGCAGTAAGAGACGCTGTATTGCCGTATACTTCCAAACTTGGCACAGCGAGAAGCGGGCAAGCAATCTATACAACTGTTAGCAACTTACGCTCTGGTATCAAACGGGGCGTTGCTGCACATATGGCGTTAGACGACTTCACAGAAGAACAGCAAGACGCTGTGAGAGAGTTTGATGAATTTGTAAGACGCAGACAGAATATTCTTAGAAGAGCGTATTTAAATGACCCCACAAACAAGGCTTTAGCGGCACGCAGAAAGGCGTTAAATAGACCATATACAACGACATCTCAACCAGACAAAGACCCTCTCACTGGCATATTCTGGGGCGAATCTGACGCTACTTCTCAGGCTATTTATAGAAACGTGTATGGCAAGAGCTTTACAGAGACAGAAAGGGCTCAAGCAAGGGCTGGTGCAATAGCGGCGTTTAGCAATTCTTCTGCCAACCCACATACGATTTCTGCGGCCATTTATAGAAATATCTATGGCAAAGAAATGACGCCAGATGAAAGAGCCAGAGCAAGAGAAGACGCTCAGGCTGTTTGGGCTGTTAAAGACAACACCAAAGCGTTAAAGGGTCTGACTGTTGTCGCGACAAATGTGGTTGCTGCTGGCATCAAAGCGATGACGGAGGTTATCCCGACATATTGGCACGAGAACACGACAAGAAGCACGTTTGGCAGATTAGAAGCAGAAGTAGCAAGAACAAAATCTTTTGGTCAGTTTGTTGGTACGTCTGCAGGAAGTGCCCTGGGTGGCATACTTGGTGGTGTCGCTGGATTTCTTGCCGGCGGGCCACTCGGTGCAGGCGTTGGTTCAATCTATGGTGCAGAAAAACTTGCTTCAGTCGGAGGCAAGGTTGGTTCACTGTGGGGGGATTATCATGGCGAAAGGTTACAGAGCGTTAAACGTTCTATTCAACAGGTTCAACAGAGATACAGAGCGCATGGTATTTATGGTGGTCAATATAGCGTAGGGTATGCAAATACTGTTGCAGAAACAGGTATGGCCAGCGCAAGTGATGTTGAAAAAATGACACACAACTCTGCTACGCTTGGTGCCAGAATGATGTTTGGTCAGGTTGGTGAGAGCGAAATGCTTATGTACTCTCTGATGCCTGGGTACTTTGCAGCAGCGATGAGCGGGGCGTCAGACGCAGAATTAGCAAATGCTTTTGCGGCAGACCTTGACAAGTTACCACCACAGTTAAGAGTATGGGCTGCTGAGAGTGTTGGCGGTGGCTCTTTAGGTATGATGGCGTTTGCTAACTCACCAAACTTTGGTTATGTTCAGGCTCATGCTGGTGAAGCAAGAGCGTATGACGCAGCACAAATGAGAGCAGGCGCAGGGTTCCAAGTTCAGTCTGGCGTGAGAGGAATGATTGACCGCCGTGCAGAAACCTCTGCGTTGTATTCTGATGTTGCTTATGCTATGGGCAGACCAAGAGCTGGCGTATGGCAACCTGCTGATTACGGTGCAGAACTTGCGTTAACAGAAAGCAAGATTGGTCAGGTCTACCCTTGGATGGCACGTAGAGCGTATGCTAATGCAGAAAGATATGTAACGTCTGCGGATGCAGAAACAGTTGCAAAGGGTATGGGCATAATGGGCAGAGCGACACAGCGCGTTCTTCAGACTATCAACGTAAACATAGATGGCGAAACAATAAAGACACAAGAAAACACAATAACAGAAGACGAACTTAACGGGGGCTATTCTTTAAGTTATACATTAGGAATGTAAGATGAAAAGAAACACGTCAAATTTTTCATTGAATGGCATAGGCACATCTATAACTAACAAGGTGGGGTCTACGATATGGGGCAACGATGCTTTAGATAAACGCAACGCTGGTATGCGCGAAGGGCTTAGTGGCCTTGTTAATACTGTAAGTTCTGTGTCTGATACCATGTCAAATGCTCTCGGCAACAGAAACCCTTATTACATTATTGGGGAGATACCAGAAGAAGCAGAGTGGGGTAAGACAGCAGAAAAGTATCTTGGTGCCGTTGGTGGTGCCGTAAGAGCCATTTCTAAGCTTGTAAACGGTGTTGTTCAAGAAGGCGTGATTATTGACTGCCTTGGGGACGTTGACGGTGAAAGTTCTGTAGAGTTTACTCAGAACCCAATCATGTATGTTACAAACAACATAACCGATTCGCGTATGAGAAAGCCTGCTACGGTTACAGCGGTTGTTGCAGTGTCTAACTATAATTCAGATTCTATCATTGAGCAGGCAGTAAATT